CTTGATTTGGTGCTGCATAATTTATATGCTACACACAAATCTCTTATACAGAAAACTCGAAGATCCGAAAAAGGAACTTCTTGGGTTAGAACCCCAGAGTTTAAGAGATACTCTACGATAGTTGCATGGATCACTAAGACCATGCACTTGCGACAGTACTATGTATTGCTATTAGGACGTGTTGAACGATTAATTTCGTCTTCATCTTCTACGTGGGCGTTCGCCTACATGAAAGAGGTTCTGAGATTAACCACTCGAGCTTTAGCTGGGACTCCAGAAATGATTACCGATAACCCGGTTAGGGTTAAACGGGATCACTATGGGCTCCCTACGATCATCCCGATCCGGTTACGAGATATGCTACGTGACTTTATAGATAACAATTTGAGTTCGCAAGTTATGCGAAGATCAATTATTGCTATACTAACAGTGGTATCCATCTTCAGATCCTTTGAAACAAAGGTTGAAGCTAAATTGGACACTATCACTGATCCTTTCGAAGGAAAGGATAAAGTCTTACCTCAAAATGAAGTAGCGAAAGCCGTACGTACTCTAACTGGACGTAAACTCACAATAGGTAGTTTTACTCCTGTTGTTTCCCAAAAAGCGGGGCCCAATGCTCCCTTTAGTACTTGGTGTGCTGGATTAGACGCATTAGCGTTCGTCCATTACCCTAACCAATTAATAATTTTACTCCGGTGGATGAAAATCCAACGGTCGTATAATTATATAATCTGGTTACTAGTTCTCATTATACTCTTTGGTCCAATATATCTATTGATATATAGCCTCGGAGGATGTAAGAAACTTGTACTAGGTAAGTTGAGCGTAGTATATAATCAAGCGGGAAAGGCCAGAGTAGTTGCTTCCACAAATTGGTGGTTGCAATCTGCTTTGAAACCTCTCCACGAGAATATATTTGCGCTTTTAGGTAAACTGTCAACTGATGGTACACTAGACCAAGAGGGATGCTTTAGCAGATTTCTGACTAGAGCAGACTCTTTTGGTGGTCCAAACTTCGGAAATAAACTTTCTGGGTTTGACCTTAGTGCCGCCACAGATAGACTTCCAATAGACCTGCAAGTCCAAATTCTTAACGAATTAGGAGTTGACGGGGATATGTGGAAAGAGTTACTAAATATTGAATGGTTATACCATCCTGATAAGGACACGGACGAATATATTCGTTACGCAGTCGGTCAGCCGATGGGTGCCTATAGTTCATGGGC